CGGCGAACAATCCCAGCGCTTTGTACACGCATCCGAATACGAACTGGACGTGGGTTGGGTTCGCTGCTGGGCAAACCCACATCTATGCCGCAGGCTACGCAGGTAACACGAGCATCATTTACAAGACGCAAATCCAGGCTGACGGCACTGCTCTTGAAATCCCGACTGCTGCGGCTGAACTGCCACTCGGAGAAATCGTCCAATCCATCTACGGCTATCTCGGTTACATCATTTTGGGTACTGCGACAGGGTTCCGTTTCTGTTCGACGGACACCGACGGCAACCTCACCGTCGGACCATTGGTGGAGACTGGTGCCGCGGTTGGGGCGATGGCTGGCATCGGCAAGTACGTCTACTTTGCGTGGAGCAACTTCGATTCCACTTCAACAGGTATCGGACGTATGGACATCTCGGTGTTCATTTCCCCGAACCAGCCTGCGTACGCATCCGATTTGATGGCAACCACGCAGGGTACGGTGCAAGCAATACACGAGTTCCAAAACAAGCCACTGTTCACCGTCTCAGGGGTCGGCGTGTACACGCCCCACGCCACGAACCTTGTCACCTCCGGATACCTGCGTTCAGGTATCTACAGGTGGGGTGTCCCAGACGCCAAGTTCATCCCGAAGTTGGACATTCGTTGCCTGCCGTTGTCGGGTTCTGTCACCATGTCGGTTGCTTCTGACGGTGGAGACTTCTACGATTTTGCCACCCTCTCAACTTTGAACGTAAAAGAGAAAACGTTCGACGGGTTGGAAGACAAGATTTTTGAGGCAGAAATCAAGGTGACCCTTACCCGTGCTGCCAGCGCCACGACTGGTCCGACGCTGACCCGTTGGATGGCTAGGGCTTATGCCGCCCCGCTACGAAGCCAAATCTTCTCCGTACCCCTCATCATGCACCACAAACTGTCTATCAACGGGCGTGAGTATTGGCAGGATGTGGACGCCGAACTTGCCTATCTGCGGGACTTGGTGGAAACCCCCAGGGTGGTCACCTATCAGGAGAACGAGGAAACGTTCGCGGTGGTGGTGGAGAACGTGCAGATGCAGATAGCCCAAGTGGTAAACGCTCATCGGGCTAACGATTTCGAGGGGACTGCTATCGTGGTTATGCGTAGTGTAAGATAGAGCCGTATGCGCAAGAAACCAAAGACTCAGAACGACGAATCAGAACTTGAACGTATGGGCGGTCAGCAACTACGGCGTTTGGGTTCTGGTCGACCTTCGGGGACCACGACTGTTGTTGAGTTGGCGCCTCCGCCGAGCGAAGGTTGGCGTGATGTGCAACCGATTTGGGTTGGCAGAGATACGGTGTCGCGTCCGAAGGCTAAAAAGAAATTGCCCGCTGGCGGCAAAAAGAAAAAGAGCCGCTAAACGATGGCAGCAGTAACACGTAGACAGTACAAGGGCGCAGCCGCCCAGACGACAATCACGAACGCTTTGGCGTCTGGTGATACGTCGGCTACACTCGCGGCAACTACTGGTTGGCCGTCCGGTGCTGAGCCGTTCTTTGTTGTTATCTCGCCTGGGACTGCGAGTGAGGAGAAGTGCAGCGCCACAATTTCTGGGTCGGTGTTGACTCTTACTCGCGCACAGGATGATACGACTGCTCAGTCTCATGCTTCGGGTGCGACTATCTATCCGGTGTTCTCGGCGGATGATGCTGATGAGGCAAACTTCTTGGCGTCGAGGTATGCGGCGAAGGGTGACCTTGTGGCGTTCAATGGGACGACGGTTGCTGCGTTGGCGGTTGGGACGAATGATTATGTGTTGACGGCTGATTCGGCGGAAGCGACTGGGCTAAAGTGGACTGCGCTTGCTGCTGGGGCGGATGTTCTTCAAGTTCAAGTATTCAGTTAGGATAGGTAACACATGGCTACATACACGAAAGTAAAGTTGTCGGGTTCGACGGATGGTCGCGCTATCAAGGTTGCGGCTACGGCTACGCCTGGTACGACGATTCATACTGGTTCATCGACGGCGACGACTTATGACGAGGTGTGGTTGTATGCGGTGAACTCGGATACGACTGCCCGTAAGTTGACGATTGAGTGGGGTGGTACGACTTCACCTAATGATCTGATTGAGTTGACGATTGCTGCTGAGTCGGGTTTGGTTCTTGTAGCCCCTGGGCTTCTTATCAAGGGTAATGCTTCGGCGGCTCTTGTGGTGAAGGCGTTTTGTGCGACTGCTGATGTGGTGACGATTCACGGGTACGTCAATCAAATTACGGTCTGAGGTTGACGCATGACTTTGCGTTACGGTCAGCGTGAGCGTGTGGGGGAGTACACGGCTAACTGGTTCAATAAGCCGACTTCTGTTCAGGTCGAGTATCTAGTTATTGCTGGAGGTGGCGGCGGTGGTTCTGGTTCTGGCACAAGTTACAACGGTGGTGGTGGCGGTGCGGGGGGTTATCGTTCTTCGGTAAGCGGTGAAAGTTCTGGAAGGAACTCCTCAGCCGAAGCAACCATTACTTTGACACCGAACACATACACAGTCGCGGTTGGCGGCGGTGGTTCTGCAAACACAAGTGGAACAAATACTTCATTGTCTGGTTCAGACATTACGACTATTACTTCAACTGGTGGCGGGCGTGGCGCATCTAATCTTGCTGCTCAAACTGGTGGGTCTGGTGGCGGTGGTGCTGGTCCGAACACGGGCGGTTCACAAGGTCTTGCTGCGGGAACAGCGAATCAAGGGTTTGGCGGTGGCGATGGCTACGGTGTCTCGCCAACTTTCTACGGCGGTGGCGGGGGTGGAGCAACCGAAGCGGGAAACACGGATTCTGCTGGTTTTGGTGGCGACGGTCTTGCTTCGTCCATAACTGGTTCATCGGTTACTCGTGCTGGCGGTGGTGCTGGTGGCGGTACAAGTGCGACCTATCGCACTGGCGGTGACGGTGGTGGCGGTAATGGTGGCGCATACAGCGGTGGCCAGCAGTCTGGGTTTGCTGGTACAGCAAACACGGGTGGTGGTGGTGGTGGCGGTGGTGGCGCTACTGGTGGTGCTGGCGGTAAGGGTGTCGTAATCATTCGTTATGTCACGGCAAATAATCCGTTTACTGTTACTGGTGGAACTATCACTACCTCGGGCATCTACACAATCCACACCTTCAACGACACAGGCTCACTCGTAGTAGCGTAAGGAGATTATTATGGCATATTTTGCAGAACTAGACGAAAACAATGTAGTACTGAGGGTTCTTTCGGTATCCGACGATGATGCACCAGACCCAGCACCAGATAACGAACAACAGGGTATTGACTTCCTTGCAGGTTTGGGGTTAGGTTCTAACTGGAAGCAAACAAGTTTCAACGCAACGTTCCGCAAAAACTATGCTGGCATCGGCTACATATTTGATGCGGCTCGTGATGCGTTTATTCCGCCGCAACCTTTTGCTTCGTGGGTTCTCAATGAAGCCACCTGCCAATGGGAACCACCTGTTTCGTATCCTACGGATGGAAAGTTTTATTATTGGGATGAGGACACTACAAGTTGGAAGGAAGTGACAACTGATGGCAACATCTAAAAAGAAACAACCTGTAAAGGTTGGGATTACTCAACAGCAGTGGCAAATGTGTTTGTCGTATCTGCGCTCAGCGTTAGGTGCTGTTATTGCTGTTATGGCAACTTTGGAATGGACTTGGGATGATGTAGCAAAAGCGTTTGTTGCTGCTTTGATTCCGCCTGTGTTGCGTTGGATTAACCCGAATGACCACGCTTTCGGTCGCGGTTCGGATGCGTAAATTACCTATTGTTCCAATTACTATGCCTGCAGATTTGCGTGGCGTAAAGAATGGAAAGTTGCCACCAGAATTGTTGACGGATATTTTACCGTCTGGGCGATTGCATCATCTTGCAGCAAAGGCGTGGCAAAAATTACAATGTGAGGCAGCCAAAGAAGGTTTGGTGTTAGTTCAGATTGGTGACTATCGTTCGGTGAGTCAGCAGGAACATTTGTTCTTTTTGCGTATGCGTAAATATCCTGATGCGCGACGCACAAAACAAGTAACGCGCACTTGGAATGGTGAAACATGGTATTTGCATGATGGCGCGCCTGTGGCTACGCCCGAAACAAGCAATCATGGGTGGGGGCTGGCGGTGGACTGTGCTTTGCGTGTGAATGGTCGTACCGTTTCTATTATGACGAAACCAAAGGGGTGTCCACGCCGAGGGCTTAGGTTTTTGCGTGCTGTTGCACCGTCGCTAGGTTGGTCGTGGGAATTGCAGGATGAGCCATGGCATATTCGTTATATTGCAGGCGATAGACTTAACTAGTTGATTACATAACCTGAATTGGAAAATGAAATGGATAACAGTTTCGCAATAATTATCGTTGCCGTTATCACAGCAGTCGGAGCAATTATTGTCGCCGTTATTCAGAATTTGCGTAAAGAAAATAAACAAGACCACAATGTTGTGCAAAGTCAACTAAAACACCTATACGGTGTTGCGATACGAACAGAGACTAAGTTAGACAGGGTAAAAGACGAACTAAGTAATCACTTGTCATGGCACCAAGGAGGACTACATGGGGAAACTGAAGAACGAAATAAACGAGGCGCGTAATTCTCGTATTTATGTGACGCGAGTTGCGGAGATTTGTGAGCAACTTAATGACGAGGACAACGCAGATTTTCTTAACGCATTAAATGATGCAACGATTTCTGCATCTGCAATTGTGAAAGTTATGATACGACGCAATTTACCAATAAGTGAAAACGCTATTCGGGCTCACAGGCAGCGCAACAATGTCGCTAAATGAGGAATTTGCAGCAGCGAAAACTGCCGACAATAAACTTCGGAAGGAACGCGATGCAGCCCTGCATCTTGTGCAGAACTTACAAGAGCGTTTGGACCTTGCCGAAAGGGCCCTTAATTTCATAGAGAAAATTGAGCAATCGGATATTGAACCGCCTGAATGGTTGTCGCCATCTGCACCTAAAGCAAAATCTGTTACACCAGTTGCCATGTTGTCCGATTTACATTTAGACGAAGTGGTTAATCCAGCCGAAGTGGATGGATTAAATGCTTACAGCAGAAGTATTGCAGTAATTCGTCTGCGTTCATGGGCTAATAATTTTGTAAAAATGACACGCCATTATTTGGCTGGGATGAAGTATGACGGTTGTGTTCTTATTCTGGGTGGCGATATTTTCTCTGGTGATATCCATGAGGAATTAACAGAAACTAATGCCGACACCATGTTCGGGTCGTTTTTGTTCTGGTCGGAACAACTGGCTGCAGCAATAGATATGGTTCACAAGGAGTTTGGGAAAGTTCATGTCGTATCTGTTGTCGGTAATCATGGGCGCACTACACGAAAGCCGCGGATGAAGTTACGCGCACGCACAAACTTTGATTGGCTACTTGCAAAAGAACTAGAACGCCACTTTGCTAAGAATAAATACATAACTTTTACGATTCCAGAAGGTTCAGATGCATTCTTTAATGTGTATGGGCACGGTCAACTTGTTACGCACGGCGACCAAGCGACGGGCGGTGGCGGTATCGGCGGTATTTATCCACCGATTATGAGGTTGCGTGCACGAAAAGCACAACGATATTTAGCGACAGGTCAAAACTTTTCTACGCTGTGGCTCGGACATTGGCATCAATATTTACCTAGTCCTTCGCTAATTGTTAATGGAAGCATGAAAGGCGTGGACGAGTACGCATTTATTAACAACTTCGGTATGGAAGTTCCCCAACAGGCGATGGCAATTATCACACCCGAACACGGCATTACTTTTCAGGCTCCCATATTCTGTCAAGAACGAAAGAAAGAAGGTTGGTAATGCTTGACCTACCTAACAGCATCACACCCGTAATCGTGGAATGGATGGATGCATACAGCATTGACCAAAGTTGGGTGGACGGCGAAAAGATTAACGAAGAAGGTGTTATCTGTAAATCAGTCGGTTGGCTACTTCCACAAGCAAAACAAGGCTATGTAGTTATCGCCCAATCACAAAATAGCGAAGAAGATTATGACGGCATACTTGTCGTGCCTGTTGGAATGGTACTGCGGATTATTGTAGTCTCATAACGCAGCGTCCCCTTCTCCGCTGCGTCGGTTGAGTCTCCCTCGTAACGAACCTCCTGCGATACGGGGGAGACTCCCACCAAATACCCAACCGTGTTACAGGGTCTTTGTATAGTTGTCACAACACATACACAGGAGGAAACATGAAAGTATTACCGAAGAAACCGCACGGAACACTCGGTTGGTTAATGGACCGTCACCGTGACGAAGAAGAAAAAGTTACTTTTGGTGCATCCGAAGCAGCAAGCATTATGGGTGACTCGCCATACACATCTCGTTCAGAATTAATGGCAAAAAAACTCGGCACACCAGAGGTCGGAGTGGAAACACCAACTTTTCGGAAGGGCAATCTAATTGAGCCGATTCTGGTTTCGGAAGCAGGTTTAGCATTGGGTCTGCCAATAGAAACACCAAATGTTGTTTATCGTAAAGGCAGATTTACCGTAACGCTGGATGGCGTTGATTGTCCGATGCAACCAAACATTGTTGTTGAGGCTAAAACAACCGCTCGCTATCGTGTGCGTGATGCATCAGATTTACCGCGTGAATGGTTGTGGCAAGGATACGCGCAAGCGTATGTAACTGGTGCGGTTGTGTACTTCTCTGTACTTGATATTGACCAAAACATCAGCATCCATAAACTGCCCGACAATAATGAGTGGGTGAACATGCTGGTTGAGTCGGCTGAACGACTTGGTAAAGCGATTGACAATCACGACCCTTCGGAAGTTGATGATGGAATGATGACCGCTTCTACAATTAGCAAGTTGTTCCAACCAACAGAAGAAATTGTGGAATTGCAGACCAGCGATATGCATTGGCTACAGCAATTAGTAGAAGCAAAAGAACTTATTGCAGAAGGTGAATTGTTGAAGTCGCAAGCCGAGGACCGTATTGCCGATTTGCTGCGTAATGCAACCATAGGCATTTATGAAGAGCAGCCAGTTGTGACATGGAAACAGCAGTCAGGACGAAAGAAACTTGATATTGCTGGATTAAAGCGCGACCATCCAGAACTGGTATTGCAATACGAAAAAGAAGGCGCACCGTTTCGCGTGATGAGAACAAAAAACATTAAAGGGAGGTTGTAACACAAACATCAGTAATACGAAGTTTTTATTCATTAACTATTACTAGGAGGAATTATGTCTAGGTTTGATTTATCAAATTACGAAACAGTAGAAACACGATTGGCTAAGTTCTGGGAAGAATACCCAAACGGTCGCATTCACACAAATATTTATCACTACGACGAGAACAAGATTCTTTTCGCTGCTGAGATTTACAAGGATGCTGCCGACGAAAAACCTGTGTCAACTGGTTACGCGGAAGAACTGCGTGATGCCAGCCCAGTCAACAGGACAAGTCATGTAGAAAATGCAGAAACTTCGGCAATCGGAAGGGCACTTGCTAATTTTAAGTTCCAAAGCAAGTCTGCGCCTCGTCCGTCGCGTGAAGAAATGCAAAAAGTTGTACGTCAACAAGGCGAGCCACAGCCAAATGCAATTAATCACCCAACGCAACGAACACGCGAACAGATGATTAACGATGCAAATAATAAGGCGCAACAGATAAAAGAGCGCGTATCGGTAACCAGTATCACGGTGACCGAAGCACAATTAAAACTGTTGAATAAATTGGCATCGGAAAAGTCGCAAGATGTAGTGGCGTTTTCATCGGAGGTGCTAAATAAAACTGTGGAAGATATCGCAACGCTAACCAAACGAGATGCGAGCACAGTCATAAACGCACTAATGAAAGCGCAATAATAAATGACTGGCAACGAATCGTGGCGTAAACGAGCAGCATGTTTGGGTGCACCAATTGACTTATTCTTTCCTTCGCGTTTCCAAACAGGTTCGCCATACAAGGAAGGCAAACAGTTTTGTGAAGTGTGTCCAGTAACGGCTGAATGCTTAAAGTTGTCGGAGTTAAATATTCCGACTGGAGACCGATACGGCTTATTCGGTGGCTTAACACCAAACGAGCGTCGTTCAAAACGGCGTGTTCATTTGAATGCAGCATTATGGGAAAGCGACTCGTGGGATGAGTTTTGATTATGAAGCGTCGTTTCGTTTAGGTCACCAATATGCAGGTTATGTAGTAGACGAATTGGCTAAATATGATGTGATAGCAGAATTACAACCATTGGAATTCGCTAAATCTGTAGCCGATAGGCACAGGTTCACGCTGTACGAAAAGGATGTGATTACGACTGCAGGGGTGTTGGAAGTTAAATCGTCATCGCGTGTGTTCGGTAATAATCCAAGGGATTATCCTGCAGATAATTTGATTGTAGATACGGCGCATGGTTTCGCTAACAAGGTTAGGAAACCTGTGGCATATTGCATGGTGTCACAACGCACGGGTGCGATTGTCGTCGTTCCTGTGTCGTCTGTGGCTTTGTGGTGGCAGGATGTAAAGTACGACAAACAGAGACAGATGGAGGATGTGTTTCTTATGGCACCGAAGCGTGTGTTACGTGCGTTTGTTGAGTTGGTGGATTGGATTAAAGCCCGATGACACCTGAAAATGTGAGGGCGATGGTGAATCGTATCGCTGGTGCGTTCCCGACGAATGATGTCTACCGCGAGAATGTTGTTGATGCGTGGTCGCATGACGATGTAATCGTTGCGATGAGCGTAGAACAGGGTCGCGCACTAACGAAAAAGATTGTTGCCGAATGTAATTTCTTTCCGAAACTGAAGGAAGTGCACAATTTTTATTACCGATTGTTTGTGCGTTCGGATAGAAAGTGCGAAATTTGTAATGGCGTTCTATGGATAATACCGACCGACGAAAATGGTCAGCGTGTACGCCGAAAAATAGTTGTAAAAAAACTAGATGATGGTACGGAATTAACGCAGGACTACCACTATGTAGTGCGCTGTATTTGTTCCCCGATAACAACTGAATAGAACACGCCGCAAGGTGTCGTCGTCCGTCGCGTAAGAACGGATGCAGGTGAAAATCCTCGGTGATTAACAGTCATTAGTTCGCCCGTTAGAAAGGCAGGGAAAGCCCTGTGCACAAATCAATGGGTGCAGGCTGGTGTGAACCGAGCGAGAATCGGACGGGTGGATGCCCTGGGGGTGGTGTCGCTGTTTGTGAAAGACTAAATGTTGTTGTTGGATATTTCGTTAGCGCGCGCGCGACGAAGATAACGAAAGGAAAAGTTATGGATGAGCGTAAAGGTGAATGTCAAGGCGATAAAGATAAATGTTCTGTGAAGGATAAATGTCCGTTGTATGGATTACTTGGGCGTGAGGGGCGTGACGGTAAGCGTCGTGTGCGTGGATGCGGAGACCCTAGGGCCCGCGGTAAACGAAATCGTGCAAAGGGCGATAGCAAAGCGCGTCGTGCTAGACGAAAACTTGGTTTAACAGGACATCTAACAAGGCATGAAGAGAATTGGGGTGGCGCGTTCCGAGTAGAAATAAAAGCAGGTGCACAAGTTGGTCCGATTGCTACACGATTTCGTGATGCGAAAGCACAATCTGATGCTGCTAAAGCAATTGGCGATATCAGACCTTTTTTGATGGTTGCGATGGCAGACGGTACGAGTCGCGGAATTGTGTTAGTAGATTTAGATGAGTTCAGCGAACTGGTGGCATTGATTACTGAAACATAAAGGAGGGCTAAGATGAGAGCACCTTATTTGTTGCTCGTGACGCGACAAGGTTTCTTCGCATGACTCGCTTCATTCGTTTTTTCATAGCCACAGTTTGTATTTGGTGTGTTCCTGTTTCTGGGTCTGCGTTGCCACCACCGCCGCCACGCACGGATAGCGTTTCGGCGGTTGTTGATTTGGTTGTGCCAGCATCGGCGCGTTGTCCTGAATGGTGGGCGTTGGCAAAGTTTGTTGGTTGGTCATCAGACTTGTTGCCTAAACTTGACTATGTGATATGGCGCGAGTCGCGTTGTCTTGCTAATGCATATTTCAAGGGTGACCCGAACGGTGGTTCACATGGTTTGACTCAAATCAATGGTTTTTGGTGTCGCGGTTCTCGTTATTATCCGAATGGATATCTGCAACATTTCGGTGTGTTGCGTTCGTGCAAAGATTTGTACAAACCTAAAGTAAATCTTTATGCTGCGTTGTTGATTTATCGTTACGGCAACAGTTGGAGACCTTGGAGTTTGCAATAGGTTCTCGTGAGTCGCGTTGTGTTGCTGCGTGTTGCGTGCAACTGCGATTCGTGGTGGGTTGATGCGGCTACCTGTTTTTTCGCAAAGGAACGCCTGCTAGGAAGGGTTTTTCCAAAATATTTTTGAGAAAGCCCTAGAACCGCATAGATAGGTCGTTCTAGGGGCAAAAACCACCAAGCACTATTGGGATTTTTCGGATATAGGTTGTAAGGTGGTTTTTAACAGGTCGGGGAACCACCCCAACCAATAAACAGGAGGAAAACAATGGCAAACCTAAACAAAACAATCACAGAAGCAATAAAGGAATACACGGACTTTCATGACTGGGCATCAGACCAAGCACGAAAAGTCATGGGCATCTGGCAATTTGGGGAGGTCGTTCGCAAGACCAAACTGGACAGCACAGAGGAAAGGGTTTTTAATCTTCTGATTCACAGCCTTCGTGAGTTTAGAGAGGTCCGACAGGACATTAAAGAATCAGCAGAGAAAGAAATCAGCGACTTGAATCGCTTGATTACTCATATGGAAAACATGAAAGCAGGCTATAGCGCGTACTTGGGTGGCAGCCGAGTGAATGAATACATCGCTAAAGAAAAGCACATTATTGAGAAGATTAACGATGTTGCATTCTTGATTGACCTTGACCAAGACACAGTTTTTGCGCTACTTCAGATTGCAAATAACGAAGTATTCGTCAAGTAGTAGTAAAATAAACAACAACAGGAGGAAAACAATGGCAAAGGTAACGAAGTCCGAAGCACGAAAAGTGCTAAAGGCGATGAATGATTATTACGGCAGCGAAATCTTTGACAACAAAGACGACGCACCTTTCATCCCCGACAACGAATACAAATGGGGACGCAGCACCGATTCAGAAGAGATTATCTGGGAGTCTGGAGAATACGAATGGACACTCGGATTCTGCGACTGGCTTCACAGCCAGAAGCGTTACTACAAACTGAGCCACAACATCATCATTGAACCTTACAACTCATTCGTTATCACTATCGGCAAATGGTAAGTAAAATAAACAACAACAGGAGGAAAATCAAATGAAAATGGTAGATATCACTAAAGCAACAAGCAAGTATGACACTTGCGCAATCTTTGAGGTTGCACGAGGGCAAAGCAATTGGAAACGATATGCACGACTGCTGACCGATGAAGAAAAAAATCAGCCAGCCAAAGTTTCATATCGTCGCACCGCACCATCAGTCACCATTGTGTATGTCAATGCAATTCACGCTGACGGGGAAAAATCTTCTTCGCCAAGCGCATACTCTGAAAAAGCGGTGACAAATTTCGTAGACCAAATAGACCACTACGGAGGTATCAGCAAAGAGAATGTGCCACTTGCTCGTCTTAAGCGATGCGTCAATGAGACACAATCGTTCGTGGATTTCTACAACGCAGCAATCGTTGCACGGAAATTAGCGGCTGAGCGTCAAAAGCAAGCCGATGAGCGAGATAAGCAAGCCGCAATCAATCACGGAAACCGCATCAACTATTTGAATGAGCGCATTACCGAACTTGGCTTTGGTGACCGACGAAGCGTAAGTTCTGTTTATGGTTCATACAATCGCGAAGTCAGAATCAGCATTGAAACGCTGACCGAACTTGTTGAAACGCTGACCGAACTTGTGCGTCCTGCAGACAAGGCACGCATGACCGAAAAGGCTGGTGCGTGAACATGGCAACGAAACACACCAAGAAAGCAATCCGCGAAGAAATGGCAGATGTAAATGCACAGATGCGCTGGTTGCGTCAAGCAGTAGCCGAAGGGAATTGGGCTAATGCATACACAGCCGCACAGCAACTCGCCGCATCTGCGGCAGGTTTGGAATACACGATAGAACAGCGATTCATCGCAGCACGCGAAAACACTAAGTAAAATAAACAACAACAGGAGGAAAACCAAATGACCAAAAAACACTACGAAGCAATTGCAAAATTGCTGTGCGAATGCACAGAACCAGTAGCATTAATGGAAGGGCTAATCAAAATATTTGAGGATGATAATCCTCGTTTTGACCGCAACCGTTTCATCAACGCAGTACTAAATGAAGGGATGTAATATGAATACGAAAACAGCACACAACATAGAAGTAAGCGCAATCATCAAATCAGTTGATGATGCCGACACACGCTATGACATGGCATTACGCCATAAAGAATACGATTACATCCGAGAACATCTAGGTCTGGCACTTAATCGCCTGAAAATGATGGACGGAATGAATGTGCGACTGACTGACGAAATTGAACAGGTCACCGCAGTATTAAAATCAGTACGAAAAATAGAATTGGCGTTCATGCAACAGTACGCCGATTCACAAGAATAAGGAGAAAACAATGAGTGCAATAGTTCAAGTAAGTATTAGTTGCGACAAGTGCAGTACCGAAATGGATAATTATCTCGGCTCCATCGGTCAGGCTCGTCGTGAAGCAAAAGAAGATGGCTGGGCATTCAGTCGCAACCAAGACATTTGCCCAAACTGTCGTCAGCGCAAACCAAGAGGATGGAATAATGAAACACAGGAGGACACACGAAATGGCAACGCCGAAACTGAAGTATGACTGCAATCGTTGCGATAAGAAATTTGCAACGATTAACGACAAGATGAGTCATTGGGTAACGGAACACGACAGAGGTTTCGTGAAACGTGGAGAGCGAACATTGCGACCCACATCATGCTGGCGTTGTGCTGGGGAGATTCCCAGATATCAGAACACATGCGCTTGTGGTTGGGTTCATCCATACATAATTCAAAAGGGCCCTAAAACCGCCGTCAAATGAATATTGGCAATTTTCTATTAGGGGTAGTAAGATAGGAATATCGGTTTAAGGGAACCGAGGAGGAGAAGGAAAATGAAAACACTTAAACTTCACGAAATGGTCTACGCAGATATCACTTACATGAGTGACTGTGCAGAAGAAATTGGTTTATCGGATGAAGCCATTGCATTCATAAATAAAACATGCGATGCAAAATCGCAACGATATCGCAATTCAGTTTGGTATGAAGTTAAAGCAACCGATGAAGAAATTACTGCAATCATTGATGAAGTAATTATGGATGTGCTTGACCGCATTGAAGAAGCATTGGAGTACGAGTTCATGAGTAAGAAAGAACGCCAAGACACTTATCGCATGCGTCGTATTTTCCAAAAGTGGATAGACGAAAATAAAATCACTAAGTCAAACTGATTAAATAAGGAGGATAAAAATAATGAGTGGGATTGATTGGGTAGGCGTAGGTTTAGTGCTGATGATGTTTGTACATACATCAATCGGCTACTACCTCGGCGTATCCGCAACGAAAGCAGAATATGAGCGACGCGCAGCAGCCCGTCGCCGTTACAAGGTCGCAGCCACAAGGCTACGAGAAACAACAACAACAGGAGGAAACAAGTGAGTACCGAAACATCCGAATGGCTCAATCAGAATGTTCTGATTGGGTTCACAGAGCAACGCGGAGAAGCGTGGCACTATAAAGCATCCGACCAAGGTGCAGAAGCAAATCACTACGCAGGTGCAATTCCAATTGAGGATGTGCGTCGGCGTTTGTTTAACTGGAAAGCACAAGCAGTTCCCATGTGGGTACATCGTGAAGGTCACGAAGCAACTCAAGTACCTAACCGAATGGCAATTGTTCGTGACGATACCTACGAAGTTCTGGGTGTTCCCAGTTCTTCGTATGTTGCACACCAGTACGACGAAGCGTTGCTCGGCAAGGTCTCTGACCTGATTGACGATAGTGAATTGGCAATCGGTTCCGCTGGATTACTTAAGGGCGGTGCAGTTGCGTGGGTACAGATTGAGATGCCAGAGAATATGCAAGTCGCTGGCGTTGAATTTCGTCCTCACTTGCTTGCCACAACCTCGTTTAACGGCAGCATCGCAACCACATACAAGCGAGTCGTAACCATCGTTGTATGTGATAACACGCGAGCAGCAGCACTAAGCGAGGATGGGCAAGAATATCGTGTGCGCCATACGGCAAACAGTCAGATGGTTTTGTCACAAGCGCGTGATGCTCTTCGCATCGTATTCCAATTGGGCGAATCGTTTACAAAAGAGATTAAGCAGTTACTTGACATCAAAGTAACTGATACACAATTCTCTAACTTCGTAGACAGGATATTGCCACCAGTTAACACCGAAACACCAAAAACAGGTTTAACTAAAATTGAGGCTGACCGTGCAGCCTACATGAACCTGTGGAACAACGACCCTCGTGTTAGCCCTTGGAAGAATACAGGCTTCGGCGTTATCCAATCAGTTAATACTTTCCGTCAGCATCTCCGTCCGACTCGTGGCAGCACGATTCGCGCAGAGCGAAACATGATGGATACACTCACGGGAGTAACAGAAACGAAGGACAGGGAAGCGGTCAACAAACTTCTAACACTTGTCCGATAACAATTAAAGTCGTAGCCCCATCGTCGTTCCGCAGGCGGTGGGGCTATTACTTAAAGGGCAATATGACTACCAATGATTTAAGAACTGCGATAAGATTTTTGGAAAGAATGTATGTCGGCAAGGCAGACGAAGAACTATTACTAAAAACAATTGACAGATTAAAGAACGAAATCAAACGGAGGGAAAAGAAACAATGAGTGATTACACAGCAGAACTTATTGAATGGCAGGCGCGGACACGCGACCTAGAAACATCTAATGAACGGCTGCGCGAGGAACGAGAAAACGCTAGAACGCTTGCCGCATTATTGGAAGCCGAATTGAACGAGAAACAAATCTTGGTGGATTCGTACATCAAACAGATTAAGACTTTAGGCGCAGAGGTAGAACGCTTGCGTATCCATATTCAGCAAGGCGTGGAACTATGATATTGGATGCTTTCTTAGCAGTAATGATTGTTGTTCTCGCTGGTGTGATGATTGGACTTGCCTTGCGAGGATTGAGTGAGACCGAAGATTAAGGAACGCTGGTACTGTCCGAAATGTGGGCAAAAAGTTAATTTATTTGTTCGCACTACATTCCCACCAACTTGTCGTAATCCAAATGTGCACAGCACTAAAACAATAGAAATGAAGTCACATGGCGTTACTAACTCAGAATAGCGAATTAAAGCCACACGGTATTTGGAACTGGACAATTCCTGCATGGTACACACGCCTATCTAATAACGAATTATTTGTGACTTGCCCACAGGCTGGTGCGTGTGCAAAAGTTTGTTATGCACGAAATGGAACATATCTATTCCCGAAAGTGAAGGAAGCACATCGGCGCAATTTGGAATTGGTGTTAAATGGGCCCTACGAATTTGAGAAGATGATGTGTGACGAATTAAAAGCACGCAAATTCAGACCCGATGGTGTTGCGCGGAAACTTCCTGAAGGTGCACAAATGGAATTGTTAGACCCGTATTTAAGAAAATGGATTAACACAGGCGGTAAGGCAGTTCGGATACATGACGCTGGAGACTTCTTTGAGGACTGGTATTTACATCTATGGATATCTATTGCAGAACAAACTCCAGATGTTTTGTTTTACGCCTACACAAAAGAAGTTTCATTATTTATGACACACCCCGAATTCCCAATTAACTTCCGATATCTGTTCTCTACGGGCGGTTTGGAAGATAATTTAATCGGCGTTCAACGCCATGCAGATGTATTCCCAAGCGAGGAAGCAATAGTCGCTGCTGGATATAAAAGCCAGTCGGCATCGGACCTGTTAGCAATAATGCTGCCGACGAACAGGGTGGGTATCCCAGCCAATAACATTCGCCATTTCAATAAGAAAATCAATGGTCGTAGGTTCTCAGAAATGTAGGCTAACCTTCTGGCGGAGGTTATCTCATGCAAATCAGAGAATCGTTGTTGTCACTTGCACAACCAATTAGCCAGTTTCGCGTACATCCAAAAAATGTACGGCAAGGCGATATCGGCGCAATTGCCGAATCACTAAAAGCACATGGTCAATACAGACCGATAGTGGTGCAGCGGTCAACGAATCAAATTCTTGCAGGCAATCACACTTTTCAGGCTGCAAAATCTCTTGGCTGGAACGAAATCGCAGCAACTTATGTTGATTGTGATGACGACCAAGCGGTACGAATTCTGCTTGCCGATAACCGCACAAATGACTTGGCATCATATGACGACAGCGCACTTATTGACTTGCTAAAAGAATTAAGCGCGAGCGATGCAGGACTAGAAAAGACGCTGTATTCGGGTAACGACTTGGATGACCTGATTAAATCATTGGAGTTTGATACGGGTAGTGCCGACTCAGTTACCTATAGTCAGGCAACAAAAATCCCACAATACGAAATCGTTGGAGAAGAACCTGTTACGACAGAATTGTTTGACACAACGAAAACAGATGAACTGCTTGAGGCTATCCGCAAAACAGATATGTCGGACGAAATACGAAACTTCCTTACGACAGCGGCTACACGACACATTGTGTTTAATTATCAAAAGATTGCCGAGTTCTATCCGCATATGTCTCCAGAGGTGCAACGGCTGATGGAACAGTCGGCACTCGTAATTATTGACATTGGAGATGCGATAGCAAATGGTTTCGCAGTATTCGCTAAAACAATTTCCGAATTGCGAGACTCCGAAGATGACGAGTAAATACAACTATGCCGCGTTCATTCTGACGCATGGCAGACCACACAATGTTCTGACTTATAACACGCTAAGAAAATATGGGTACACGGGTCGCGTCGTTATCGTGATTGACAACGAAGATAAGACGGGCGACGACTATCGCAAAGTGTTCGGGGAAGAGAATGTGGTGATGTTTGATAAAGCGGCTATCGGAAAAACTTTTGATATCGCTGATACGCGCACGGATAGAAGGGCGACGGTGTTCGCCCGTAACGCTGCATTTGATATTGCGCGTGACCTCGGTTTGGATTATCACATTCAGTTAGATGACGACTATCAATGGTTCGGTTATCGGAAACTTGAGAATGGTGTGTTGCGTGGAATACCTACGAAAAAACTGGATGCATTATTTGAGGCGTTGATTGACTTTATGGAAGCGAGCGATGCGGTTACGGTGGCGATGTCGCAGGGCGGTGACCATATCGGCGGAAGCAAAATACGCAAACGAGAATTCATTAACCGTAAGGCGATGAACTCATGGATATTTAGAACTGAACGACCGCTTACTTTCGTGGGTCGCATGAATGACGATGTGAATACCTATGTGATGAATGGTATTCGTGGCGAAAAGATATTTACTTTAAATGAACTATGTTTGGTGCCAGCCATTACTCAATCACTCGCTGGTGGTATGACTGAAATGTATTTGGACACAGGCACATATATGAAGTCCATGTATACGGTAATGATGGCTCCGTCGTGCGTAAAGGTAAGACAGATGGGCCCTACTAATCCACGCCTTCATCATCAAATCAAATGGGAAAACACCGTACCTAAAATCATCAACCAGAAACACCAGAAAATATGAGTCGTCTCGTTGCACTATGTTTGACCTGTAAATACTTTGTTCATCACGAACCGCGTCGTATTAGCGGATGCAACTGCGACCCAGACTCGCCCACATGGGTCTATTGCAATCAAGATGGAATAGTGCGCGGTTTCAGTAACTCAATCTGGCAACCGATAAACGACACCAATGCCGCTGAATAAACCTTGCTTAAATTGTGGAGGGCTTACGCCACGCGGTAGTAGATGTAATAAGTGC